CCCCAATTTTGTAGTAAGATGTAGTTACTACAAACGCACTTTTGAAACCCTATATGTGCGTGAATCTCATTCATATCGTCATCATATAATACATACTCTTTTTATTAAAAAAGTCTTACTACACTTACTACAAATGCAAAAAATGCCCTCCACGATATTGCAAAGGCCGTTTTTTTGTAGTAACTTTCAACGCAAAAAACCTACTACAAACCGACTACAAGTGACTACACTCCGACCATATCAGCAAAAGGCCATTGAGCAACTGCGCGTTGCCATTGGGGAAGGCAACAGGCGCGTGATCCTCTGCGCTCCAACAGGTGCCGGCAAGACCGTCATGTTTAGCGCTATGGTGCAATCTGCGCTAAGTAAAGAAAAGAAGGTGCTGATCGTTACTGACCGCGTCGAACTGCTGACACAAACCGACGGCGCACTGACACGCTTTGACGTTTCACCTGTCGCCATCAGGCAGGGCAACGCAGAGTTGCAGCCTTCAACCTGCTACATCGCCATGATTGAATCGCTGAACCGCCGAATGGCAAAGGCGGAATACGAAAAGATGATGCAGGATATCGACCTCGTAATCATCGACGAGGCGCACAAAGGCAGCTTTGACAAACTCTTTACCTACATACCGGAAAAGGCAACGGTCATAGGCGCAACAGCAACGCCGCATCGCGAAGGCAACCAAAAGGCGCTCAAGGAATTCTACACGAAAATCGTCGATCCTGTGACTATCCGCGAGTTGATAGACGACGGCTACCTCGCCACGCCAACGACGTACAGCGTGCCAGTTGATTTGACAGGAGTGCGAACCTACAACGGCGACTACGACGCGGCGCAACTTGGGGCGGCGTACAGCAAGCAGAAGGTCTTTCGCGGAGTGATAACGAACTACCTCCTTTACTGCAACGGAAAAAAGGCGCTGGCATTTGCGCCAAGTATCGCGTCGAGCAAAGAACTATGCGACGAACTGCAAGGCGCAGGGCTGCCAGCGAGGCACCTCGATAGCACTATGAATCCTGATGAACGACAGGAGGTACTGGCGTGGTTTAAGGCAACTGCAAACGGCATCCTGTGCAACTGCGGCATCTTAACGACTGGCTTTGACGATCCAAACGTTGAAGTTGTAATCCTCTACCGGGCAACAAAGTCACTGCCGCTGTATCTTCAGATGTGCGGCAGGGGCAGCCGGGTGACGCCGACCAAGAAGGAGTTTACCATACTTGACTTTGGCAACAACAGGGAGCAGCACAAGGCGTGGGAGTTTGACCGCGTTTGGAAGCTGGAGAAAAAAGCCAAGAAAAGCAAAGGCGTCGCGCCGCAGAAGAACTGCAGGAAGTGCGGATATATGATGCTATCCGCATTGGCAGAATGTCCTGCGTGCGGCTACGTCGCTCCAGTCAAAGTCGGTGAGATGGGTGAGGAAGTCATATTGCAAATCAACGGAAACTATACACCAATTGATTACCGAAACATGGCGAAGCAGGCAACACTGGAAGAAGTGGCGGCATTGATTAAACTTAAGAAAATTAAGCTACACTGGGTGCTTCATAACATCATCAAGGACAAACAGACCGCAAAGAAATTGCTAAATTTGTGCAATTACCGCATGGGATACTTCTTCTTTCTGCAGGAACTTAAAAACGATCACGGCCAACCACTTTTCAAATGTCTTCAGAATTTAGACTTCAATCCCAGTGCTTCGTCTATCACTGGAATAACTACCAAGCAGAGCGCGGACTACTCTTTGCGGTCAACAACAACAGCAACAACAGCTATCAAGGCGCAGTCATGAAGGGCATGGGCGTCGTCGCTGGTGTCGCGGATATGCTATACCTGTCGCCGACAGGATTGATAGCGCTGGAGTTTAAGACTGAAACAGGGCGGCAAAACGTGGCGCAGAAGATTTGGCAAATGCAGATCGAAGCTGCCGGCTACAAGTATCACATCGTCCGATCACTGCATGATTTTCTCAAAGCAATCAACAAACCAACCACCAACCAATGAACAGACAAAGGGAGTTTTACTACTACGCCGAACAGGTTACGAAGCGCACCGGCGTTGGCCTGCGCAAGATGCAAAGCCAAGATCGCCACCGCGAAGTCGCCGAATCGCGGCAGTGCCTAATGTACTTACTGAAGTTTAAGATGAAATTGACGCTGATGGAGGTAGGCCAGCTGATGCGCCGCCATTATTCAACCGTGCAACATGCGTTGAACGTGATTTCAGACTTCCAACGCTATATGAAAAAATACGAATGGCTCGACAAAATACCGCGCTACGAACCGCACAACGTCAGACCAAAAGATACTATGTATATTTGCGACCAATGTGGAGGCACGCACGATCATACTAACGCTTTACACCAGCGGCAAGCTGCGGCAGATAGCGAGGCAGCTTGCTACGCATGACCTTGCGCCTGACCTCGAACATGAACTCGTCATCCGCTTATATGAAAAGCCAGCCGATAAGATCGAAGCAATGCACGCCGGTGGATACCTCAACTTCTACGTCGTGCGCATGGCTATCAACCTATACCGAAGTCGCAACTCTAAATTTCAACGCGACTTCAGACACAATGAACTGCGCGAGGAAATCGCCGACATTCAGCTGGAGGCAGCTGATGAGCCGTATGACCAGCGGCCTGATGCGATATTTAACCGGGCGCTCGAAGTCATGGATGGCTGGGCGAAAGCCGGTGCCTACCCATACGACAAGCAGCTATTCCTCCTATGGCTCGAATTGGGCAACAAGAAACTCATCGAGCGCCACACCAAGATACCTTGGCGATCAATTTCGTACACGATCAACAACTGCAAACAAAGACTAAAACATGAACTTGGATCTGATTACTATCTTGCTTTTGGCCACTATGACTTCCTTAGCGATGAACCGCTATAACGTCCTGCCAGCGTGGTACTACCGCTACGCTAAGTGCAAGCCGCTGACCTGCCTGACCTGCCTTGCCTTTTGGTGGGGTGTAGTCCTGACCATCGCCGCGTCAAATATCCCTTGGCTACTTGCTATTCCTGTCGGTCTTTCTTCCGCCGGGCTGACGGTGTTGACCATTAAACTTTCGGAGAAATGACACTTGACGAAGCAATGCAGGTGCTATCGGTGAAGCACAAGCTTGACGGCTACTACGCATCGCAGACGATGTCGCTATCACCGGGCGAGGTGTCGATGTTGGAGAACGTCGCCAACGCCAACGGCTACGGACGGACTAACTGGTGGTGTGGATCATGCGCCGTTTCGCGACTGCAGGAGATGATGGCTGACGCAATGGACGCACGCGCACGATTATCGGTTGAATGATATTTACTACTATGCCACTACCTAAACCAACAGACAGCGAAAGCAAGACCGACTTCATCCAGCGATGCATGGGTGACGACAAAACTGTCAGCGAGTTCCCAAGCCAGCAGCAGCGCTACCTCGTCTGCGCGAGGCAATGGGAGGCAGACCGCAGCGCCTTTGCTGACACCTACGCTGACTACGGCGAGGGTGTGCGCAACAACGCGAAGCGCGGCATCGAGTTGAACGAACGCAACGGCAACAAGTGCGCAACGCAGACAGGCAAGGTGAGGGCGCAGCAACTGGCCAAGGGCGAAGGCATCAGCGTTGAAACGATCAAGCGTATGCACAGCTACCTATCGCGGGCGGAAACATACTACGACAACGCAGACAGCACCAGCGACTGTGGTTACATCAGCTATTTGCTTTGGGGAGGCAAGGCGGCGCTTGGATGGAGCAGGAATAAGTTACGAGAATTAGGTGAACTAAACGAAGATTGACATGCATACACAGCCCGACATCACAGCAGAGCAGGATGCACGCGCATTGGACTGGCAGGATCGCGGACACCTGTTGACAAACCTGTCAAACGTCTTGGACTCACTGGAGGAAAGCACAGCACCCAACGCGATGCACGCGAAGGTTGCGGTCATAGAAAAGATCATTGACATCGTTACAAACATGGAGGCATGAAGAAAGCAGGAAGACCGCCCATTTTTGAAACGCCCGAAGAAATGTGGGAGGCGTTTTGCGAGTATAAGGAGGAAACGAAAAAGCGACCTTACTTGCAGCACGATTTTGTCGGCAAGGAGGGGCAAAGTGCGTACCGGGAGAGGGAGCGTCCGTTGACGTTTCGTGGCTTCGAGGGGTATTTGGCAGAGCAGGGGAGGTGCTACGACCTACGCGATTACGAGAGGCAGGAGAGCGATCACCACAAGAAATTCTCCCACATACTAACACGCATACGCGCGACGTGCGATCGCGACATGATTGAAGGCAGCGGTGCAGGTGTTTACAACGCCAGTATTGCTGTTCGCGTTCTTGGCTTGGTCGACAAACAGCACAACGAAGTCAAAATCGAGCAACCTCTCTTCAATGACTGACGCAATCACCGAGGCCGTTGTTGCCCAACTTAGGACAAGAGCAGAAAAGGGCAAGGAGAAGTACGGCACAACGATGGAGAGGGATGACCTGACGCTGATGCAGTGGCTGCAACACTTGCAGGAGGAGTTGATGGATGCGGTGGTCTATATTGAGAAGATTAAGGGTGAAAAGTAGGTATATTTGTATACCAAACTAAACCAAATGACACGAGAAGAAATCACTCAGTTAAAAGTAAATCCTGTTGAAATTACATTCTTAGACAGAGGGTGTATAATAAAGGTTGGATGCAGGTCGTTTGCCTTTGATACCAATCGGGAGGCTATGGCGGAACTTCAAGAGTACGTCAAAAGACCTATTGAAATTGGCAAAATTTATGCTCCTGACCAATTTATAGAAGAAAAACCAAGACCAATATTGGTTTCAAGGGTAAACACTTAGATTGGACTTCAAATACACAACAGCAATAAAACGCATTCGGCAGGTGGCCGCTCGGAAGAAGGTGATTCAGGGCGGAACATCTGCTGGATGTTGACCCCCACTGGGCAACTGGTGGGGGAACGGAAAAACCATCGCCATCCTTGCTGTGCTTATCAACATAGCCGCAAAAGCTAAAACCGAGATCAGCGTCGTATCTGAATCAATCCCGCACCTGCGACGTGGTGCGATGAAGGACTTCGGCAAGGTCATGCAGTGGACGAACCGCTGGCGTGACGAAGGCTGGAACAAGACGCTGCTAACCTACACCTTCGCCAACGGCAGCACGATTGAATTCTTCAGCGCAGACCAGGAGGCTAAGTTACGCGGCGCACGGCGGCAGGTGCTATACATCAACGAGGCCAACAACATCGAGTTTGAGGCGTACCATCAGCTGGCCATCAGAACGAGCGAAGCCATCTACATCGACTTCAACCCGGTGTCGGAGTTCTGGGCGCACACGGAGGTCTTAGCCGAGCAAGACAGTGAGTTGCTGGTGCTGACATACCGCGACAACGAGGCGCTGCCGGCGACGATCCGCGACGACATCGAAGCGGCGCAGGTCAAGGCGGCAACATCGACGTACTGGGCGAACTGGTGGAAGGTCTACGGCTTGGGCGAAGTCGGATCACTGCAGGGCGTGGTCTTTGACGATTGGCAGCAGGTCGACGGCATCGACTTTGCAGGTGATAAGCTGGTCGCCATTGGCTTGGACTGGGGCTACACGAATGACCCTACGGCGGTGGTGGCCGTTTACAAGCGTGGCAGTGCTATTCTCCTGCATGAATTGATCTACCAAAACGGCCTCACCAATCAAGACATTGCTGAACACCTACGCAAGCTGGGCATTGGCAGGTCGTGGCCGATCATCGCTGACAGTGCTGAACCCAAGAGTATCGAAGAGGTGCATCGCCTTGGCTTCAACATTCACCCGGCAACGAAGGGCGCGGATAGCATCAGGAACAGCATCGACATCCTGAAGCGGCAGCCGATGCTC